CCGACTCTTTGCGGATTCTCTGCCACTTGGACTTAATAGCGTCCTCGGTCTTGCCCGCTTGCTCAAGGGTTTCAAAAATACGGATACGACCCATTTCATAGCGTGACCATGTAGGCTTTGTTCCTAGCACTAACGCAATGGTTGCGATAGCCTCGGCGATAGTGTCCTCGCCTTCGTCCATTGCAAGGGTTGCGGATACCAACTGTGCGTCCTCTTGCTCGTCAAACTGAGCAAGCATATCTGCGGTTTTAATAACTGATTTCATAACAATCTCCATGGAGTGGTGTTTAGGGTAGGACATAGTGTCACTCCGCCACTTTGTCCCGCATGAGCCGAAAACAATTCCCGACTCACAAATACAGTTTAACACACTTGGTGGGATATGTCAAGGATATGTCCTATTTATTTTGCAATGTTCTAAAAAAGAGGGGTATTGTTCCATAATGTTCTATTGGGTTGGAACATTAGAAAACCATGCTGGTATTGGGTTTGCGGTTAGTTTAGTATAAATGTTCTATTGTTCTATATAGATTAAGAAGGGAACGAGAGTGTTGAGCCTGCACTATCTGTGGGGGGTCTTGCTATCCTAGTAAAATTATTTTCCGATGTTATTTTTTTGGAACAAATGGAACAAATGGAACAAAGCGTGTAAGTCCTTGATTCTAAACACTTTGTTTTGTTCCGTTGCACAGAACATTAGCAGAACAATACTAGGGTTTCCCCTAGTTTACCGAGTGGGCAAAATCGATTATGCTCTGAGCCAGAGCATAACAAAAACAAAGTGGACAAAGTGTCACGCTGACACAATGTCCCAAGTGGCTTGTGCGTCGCTTACAACCAGTTCCCTTCATTTTTAGAAATAAAAAAAGCCCAGCCAGAGCTGGGCAAAATTACTACCATTGGAACTACTAAATATATTTTGCTATATCAATAAAAATGCAACGGGTTTTCTTAGCGTACCTGATTTCCAGATTAGTAAACCCAGCCAGAGCTAAATCCTTAAACTGCGCCCTGTTTACATAGCGACCATCCAGACCATTAAAGTAATCCACAATCCTAAAATCTTTATTAGCTTTTAGATCATCATATAAAGCCGACTGGCTTTTATAATCCCTGCCGTATGCTGGGATAAGTATTAGTGATTTCATAGTTTTTTATTGGGCTGGTTTCCCAGCCCATCCCTTTTAGATTTCAGAATCTTCTGGCTGGAACTGCTCAAGCGTATGTAGAGCATCCTGTAAAAGCGATTCATCCAAACAATTTTTAGTAGCTTGGATAACTTCCTTTTGCAATTCTTTGATTTCAGCCATGCGATCCTTAAGGGCATCACTGTTTTTTAACTTAATTGCTTTTGCCAGTTTGCTGGCTTTTTTAAGGTTTTCTTCTGTACCTTTAGCAGTAAGCATAGCTATTTCATTCTGTAATTCTGAGATTGGTTTAGCTTTTAGCTCGTCCATAGCTTGCTGGGCTTTGCTACGCTGATCAGCTTTTTTCTGCCCCTCAACGGATGGGCTTGCTGGCTTAGTTAAAGCGTAATTCTCTTCCAGCCGTTTAGTAAATCTCTTCCACATACCCTTAACAGCATCAGAATCCAGAGCTACACCCTTCTTTTTAGCGTAAGCTTGTTTCATTACTTCGCTACCAGCTACCCAGATATGGTAATCAGGTTGCTTAATAATTTTGCCATCCAACTCAATAGCGATCTCAACGGCTCTAGCAAAATCTTCCACAGCCTGATCTGCATCTACTTCACTAACAGCGAATAAATCACCAATACCACTAAATACAGCTACTTGATTATCATCAAGCTTGAATGTAATTTCATTCATTTTTAACACTCCCGATCTTAGTTAAACACTAGCGAACCATTCACTAGCTAAGATATATCTTAACACATAAATAAAATAAATACAGTAAATATTTTATAAAATCCCACCAAATTAATTAGCTAGTGTGTCGCATTAATTGGCTAGTGTGTCGCATCAAATATAGATTTTATTGGGCTGGGTAGAAACCTGGGCCCACTTTCGGCAGCACCCAGCCAGGCGCCTAACATCCCGCAAACCCTTACCCCACCTACCCCCAACCCCCAGATCTGGTAATATGGGACCCAGCTAACACCTGTACACAATGATCTGCACAGTAGATACTTCACTTTAAAAAATTCACCACTTATGATGTAAATGCACGCAAGATGCTCAACATGCTCAAGGCCCTACTAAAATCATCCTATGCCCTAGCAATATTTGGCCATAACCATACCAAAACACGTTTTTAATAAACACCCCCCTATCAAAATATTTGGGACTCCACCCCCCGGGGGGTATATAATTTTTTATAGTCCTTCACGTGGACTCGGGGGAACGTGGGATTTTTTTGACCGCTTCACATGCTTCAACTAGTACCCATTAGTACCCCACCTTTGCATATCAAGTAAAACACTGTTACACTCCACGCATATAAACCTGACAAGAAGGTTGTATGCAAATACCCGTTGAGCCAAACCTCGACAGACCAATACCAGTACAGGCCCAGCCAGAAAAAGGCAGGACGTACGAAGACCGGCTAAAAGTTGCCGGCAATACTGCCATGCTTCTAAACGAGCTTGGGGTAGAGGATGACTTGTCCCCTGAAGAAAATGAAAAAGCTAGGCAGATGATTGCTAAGTTAAAGCCAGCTGACGACAAATCCAGCCCGCCCACGGCAGAAGAAAAAGATCTGAAGAACTACAACGTTGCTTTAGCTATCGGTAACTATCTAAATGAGTACGAGAAGCAGATCGTTGCAGATAAAGTCCAGGTTAGAACAGTAGTTGTCAACCGTTTGATGGAGATTAGCCAGGACGATGACAACAAAGTTGCTCTTAAAGCCCTGGAATTACTAGGAAAAGCGTCGGATTTGTTCACAGAACGCTCAGAAATCACCATTACCCATCAAACTAGTGACGAGTTAAAGGCCGCAATTAAGGAACGTATCAAGTTATTGATGCAAACCCAGCAGCTTAATACCAAAACCAAGGCCCAAAAGCAGCTAGAAGTCATTGATGCAGACGCTAAAGAGGTCAAATGAGCACAATATTGGCTCAAAATAGCGAAAAACCCAATTTAGGGATAGAAGAGCTGCAATATTTGCTCGATAACATCGATACTTTGTCAGATCCTCAGCTCAGAGTACTCAAAAAAGAGCTAGATAGCACCGCAGATGCTGTTCAAAAAGAGAATTGCCAAGAAAATTTCATGGATTTTGTTCATAAAGTTTGGCCTAACTTCATTGATGGCGGGCATCATGAGGAAATGGCTGAAGCATTTGAAAGGGTAGCCAGAGGTGAAACTAAACGACTTATTATCAATATGCCGCCTAGGCATACAAAATCTGAATTTGCTAGTTACCTCCTTCCTGCTTGGTTTTTGGGTAAATTTCCTGAGAAAAAGGTTATTCAAACCTCCCATACCGCTGAGCTCGCTGTGGGATTCGGACGTAAAGTCCGTAATTTGGTCGACTCAGACATATACAAGTCAATATTTCCGGGCGTTGGACTCCAAGCAGATAGTAAGGCCGCAGGCCGTTGGGCAACTAATAAGGGCGGAGATTACTTTGCAATCGGTGTTGGTGGAGCGGTCACTGGTAAAGGCGCAGATATCCTTATCATTGATGATCCGCACTCGGAACAAGAGGCAACTCTAGCTGAGAGTAACCCCGAGGTGTACGACAAAACGTACGAGTGGTATACGTCGGGTCCACGGCAGCGTCTCCAACCTGGAGGCTCAATCATCGTAGTTATGACCCGGTGGAGTAAAAGGGATTTGACTGCTCAGGTTGTAAAAGCAGCCCAACAGCGCTCTGGAGAACAATGGGAAGTCATTGAGTTCCCTGCAATTTTGGACGACGGGCAACCTCTGTGGCCGGCGTTCTGGAGAATAGAAGAACTACAGGCTTTAAAGCAGGAATTGCCAAACGGCAAGTGGATGGCGCAGTACATGCAGGCGCCGACATCAGACGTCAGTGCTATTGTGAAGCGGGAGTGGTGGCAGATCTGGGAGCATGAGGATCCACCCCAGTGCGAGTTCACAATCCAGTCTTGGGATACGGCCTTCCTTAAAACCCAGCGGTCAGACTACTGTGCCTGTACTACTTGGGGGGTGTTCTACCAAGCTAATAGTAGGGGGCTTGAGGTACCAAACATCATATTGCTCAACTCCTTCAAAGAACGTATGGAGTTCCCAGAACTAAAACAAAAAGCTATGGAACACTATAAAGAGTGGGAACCTGATGCACTAATAGTTGAGGCTAAAGCCTCGGGAGCCCCGCTAGTGTTCGAGTTACGAGCTATGGGTATACCTGTTCAGGAATATGTTCCAAGTAAGGGGAGCGATAAAATTGCCCGTTTGAACGCAGTTGCTGATATATTTGCATCTGGGAGGGTTTGGGTTCCTAATACGCATTGGGCAGAAGAGTTAGTAGAAGAAGTTGCAAGTTTCCCAAGTGGGGATCATGATGACTTGGTGGACTCAATGACTCAGGCGTTACTAAGATATAGAAGGGGTGGCTTTGTACAATTGGATTCAGATGAAGAAGACGAACCAAAGCAATTTAAGTCATCTAGGCACAAAGGGTACTACAACGTATAAGGCAAGCATATGGCAATAGAAAAGTCACTATCACAGGCCCCACTGGGTTTAGGCGCACTTCCTATGATGGAAGAAGGGCCAGAGCTTGAGATCGAGATTGAGGATCCCGAGTCAGTTGAGATTGGCATTGACGGTATGCCTGTAATGCGCATTGAGGAAGAAGAGCCAAGCGACAAAGACTTTGACGCCAACTTAGCGGAGTACATAAGTGATGGCGACCTACAAGCCCTAGCATCAGACTTAGTTGGTGACTTTGATGAAGATATTGGTTCACGCAAAGACTGGATGCAGACTTACGTTGACGGTATTCAGTTATTAGGTATGAAGATTGAAGAGCGTTCTGAACCTTGGGAAGGTGCATGCGGTGTATATCACCCACTGTTATCTGAAGCACTTGTGAAGTTCCAAGCTGAGACCATCATGGAAACGTTTCCAGCAGCAGGTCCAGTAAAGACACAGATTGTTGGTAAAGAAACTCAAGAGAAGAAAGACGCTGCTGAGCGTGTTGCTGATGATATGAATTATCAGTTAACAGATGTGATGCAAGAATTCCGACCTGAACATGAGCGCATGTTATGGGGCTTGGGTTTATCGGGTAATGCATTTAAGAAGGTTTACTTCGATCCAAGTATTGGTCGTCAGGTATCTATGTTTGTACCGGCAGAGGACTTAGTTGTTCCTTACGGTGCTACTGATCTAGCTAGTTCACCACGGGTCACGCATGTGATGCGTAAGACTCCTAACGAGCTACGCAAACTACAAGTCGCAGGGTTTTATAGAGATATTGAGTTACCAGATCCTGTCGATTCATTTGATGAAGTTGAGAAGAAGATCGCTGAGAAGATGGGCTTTAGGGCCACTACAGACGATCGTTATAAAATCCTTGAAATGCAAGTTGATCTTGACTTGCCTGGCTATGAAGACGAAGAAGATGGCAAACCTACGGGTATAGCGTTACCGTATATTGTTACCATCGACAAATCAAATGGTATTGTTCTTGCTATTCGTCGTAACTGGAGACCAGAAGATGAACATAAAAAGAAGCGCTCGCATTTTGTGCATTACGGTTATATTCCCGGTTTTGGTTTCTATTGCTTTGGTCTTATTCACCTCATCGGGGCTTTTGCTAAATCAGGTACTAGTATCCTCCGCCAACTCGTTGATGCCGGATCATTGGCGAACTTGCCTGGTGGCTTTAAGACCCGTGGATTGCGGATCAGGGGTGACGACACACCAATAGCACCTGGAGAGTTCCGTGACGTAGATGTTCCAAGTGGGACAATGCGTGACAACATTCTGCCGCTGCCATATAAAGAACCTAGTCAGGTTCTGGCTCAATTGATGAATCAAATCATCGAAGAAGGCCGACGTTTTGCCTCAGCAGCAGATATGAAGATTAGTGACATGAGTGCGCAAGCACCTGTGGGCACAACCTTAGCTATTCTGGAGCGTACATTAAAAGTAATGTCCGCTGTACAAGCCCGCATCCACTACTCATTTAAAGAGGAGCTTCGGTTACTTCGTGACATCATTCGTGATTACACTCCAGATACTTATACTTACGAGCCAGTTGAAGGCAGCCCACGTGCTAAGAAGAGCGACTATGACAACGTAGACGTGATTCCGGTCAGTGATCCAAACGCTGCAACAATGGCCCAGAAGATTACGCAGTACCAAGCCGTGTTACAACTAGCGCAAGGTGCACCACAGATTTACAACTTGCCTAAGCTACACCGTCAAATGTTAGACGTGTTGGGTATTAAGAATGCTCAACAGCTGGTTAAACTGCCCGAGGACCAAAAGCCCGAGGATCCAATCACTGAGAATACAAACGTTCTCATGATGAAGCCAGTCAAGGCGTTCTATTACCAAGACCATCAGGCGCATATTGCTGTGCATATGGCAGCTATGCAAGATCCAAAAATCATGCAGTTGGTTGGACAGAACCCACAGGCGCAAGCTATGCAAGCAGCGATGATGGCCCATATTAATGAGCACGTTGCCTACGAGTATCGCAAACAGATGGAGATGCGGATGGGTATTGAGTTGCCGTTCCATCCAGATGAAGACGACTCGGATGAGAAGGCTATGCCACAAGAAGTTGAGGTTCGGGTATCTCAAATGGCAGCGCAAGCGGCTCAGCAAATGTTGCAACAGAACCAACAACAGGCTCAAGCCCAACAAAATGCTCAGGCACAGCAAGACCCAATCATCCAGTTGCAGCAGCAAGAGATGCAAATCAAACAAGGTGAGTTGGAGCTCAAGACTAAAAAGCTGGCTACTGATGCTGCCGCTAAAGCCGATCAATTACAGATTGAGCGTGACCGCATAGAGTCACAAGAGAAGATTGCTGGTATGAATGCGCAAATTAAAGTTATCACCGATGACAAAAATCGCCTTGCAAAAGAAGGTGAGATGGGCGCTAAGTTAGGCATTGACCTGGCCAAATCCAAGGCTCAAATGCAAATGCAGCAAACCCGCAGTAAAGACGTTACAAAGGAGAAGACTGAGTAATGGAACCATTAGACGTTCTAGTAATAGAACTAGATAAAAGTGTCGTTCAAAAGCGAGACTGGGTAGCCTCCGGACAAGCCAAAGACTTTGCCGAGTACCAAAAAATTTGTGGAGAGATCAAAGGTATGCTCTTTGCAAAGCAGGAAATATTAGACCTTAAACAAACCATGGAGCATTCTGATGAGTGAAATCCTTATCGGCACAAACCCCGATAAACCGCAGATAGTAGGATCAGTAGATTTTTCCAAAGCCGTAGAAGAGAAAGCTCGCCAGCTTCCAATTCCATCTGGCTACCGCATCTTGTGTGCGATCCCAGAAACAGAAGAAAAGTTTGAAGGTTCTGATTTAGTTAAGCCTGATGACCTAATAAAGAAGGACGAGATTCTAACCACAGTATTGTTCGTGGTGGCTCTTGGACCTGACTGCTATAAAGACAGCACTAGATTCCCAAGCGGACCCTGGTGTGGTGAAGGTGACTTTATTTTAGTTAGACCAAATGCCGGTACCCGCCTAGTAATACATGGCCGGGAGTTTAGGATTATTAATGACGACTCAGTTGAAGCCGTTGTTCAAGATCCTCGTGGCATATCCCGTAAATTTATATAGGAGCTAAATCATGGCTGAGTTTGAAAAAGAAGAATTTAAGTTCCCCGATGAGGTAGAAGATAAGGGTAAACCCTTAGATGAAGTCGAGTACATCATCGAGGATGACACTCCTCCAGAAGATAGGGGACGTGAACCGTTGCCTACAGAGGTGGTTAAAAAGCTAGAAGTTGCTGATGAAGACAATGAAGATCTAGACCCCAAGGCTCAAAAAGAGCGTATTAAGCAGTACAAAAAGGTCTGGAACGACGAGCGACGGGCTAAAGAAGCCGCTGATCGTGAGCGTCAAGAGGCTATTAATCTAGCAAAACAAGTAATTGAAGAGAACAAAAAGCTCAAAGCACAATATAGTGCTGGTGAAAAGACCTACATTGAGACTGTTCAAAGCGCTGCCGACACCTCATTGGCTATGGCTAAGCGTGAATACAAAGAAGCGCTTGAGTCTGGTGATTCGGATCGCATCGTTGAAGCACAGACCGCTCTCTCAGAAGCAACATATAAATCACAACAGGCAAAACAATTTAAGCCTACTGCTTTACAAAGTGAAGAAAATGAGGTACAAATACCCCAATCGCAGCAAACACCAAAGGTTGACGCCAAAACGCAATCTTGGTTGGATGAAAATCCTTGGTATGGTTCCAAAAAAGCCATGTCCAATTTTGCGGTAGGGATACATGAAGAATTGGTGGATGATTACGGTCCAACTATCGTAGGTTCAGACCAATACTTCAAGCACATTGACAAAACAATGCGCAAAAAATTTCCTGAATATTTCGATACTCAGGAAGAAGGTAGTCAGGCTGAGCCAGAAAAAGAGCCCCAAACCGCTCCGAAAGCAAAGCCGTCAACGGTGGTAGCTCCGGCGACCCGCTCAACGTCCTCCAAACAGGTACGGTTGAAACAGTCACAAATGGCCTTGATCAAAAAACTAGGCTTAAGTCCGGAAGTGTACGCTCGTGAACAACAAAAATTGGAGGCTTCAAATGGCTGAAAACAGACTGACCCGTGAATTAGATACCCGAGTTGAGGTAGAGCGCCCCACGCATTGGGCTCCACCTGAATTACTCCCTGAGCCCGACAAACAGGCTGGGTATTCGTATCGTTGGATTCGTGTCTCATCTTTAAATCAGGCTGACCCACGTAACCTATCTGCCAAACTCAGAGAAGGTTGGGAGCCCGTAAGGATTGAGGAACAACCCAAATTTCAAATGCTAGTTGATCCCAATAGTCGTTTTAAAGACAACATTGAGATTGGCGGGCTGTTACTTTGCAAAACCCCAGTTGAGTTTGTAGCTCAGCGTAATACTTATTACTCTGACCAAGCTAATGCTCAAATGAAGGCTGTGGAGAACGCTCTTATGCGCCAAAATGATCCTCGGATGCCTCTCTTCAATGAAGGTAAGGTTACGACGGGTTCTTTTGGTAAAGGTTCTTAACTTATTAATTAGGAGTATCAAATGGCTTATCCAACCGTTTCGTCTCCCTATGGCTTACAGCCAATCAACAGCGTAGACGGCAAACCCTACGCTGGTGCAACCCGTCAATTGCCAATC